AGTCAATTCCCAAAACAAATTATAATCGACACCTATCGCCAAGGCTTCTGGTAGAATATCTTCTAAAATTATTTGTGAAAAAGATTTTACTTCAAGAGGGTTTAATTGAGAGCTTCGCTCTCTTCCTCTTGTTGTTTCACTATCTCCTCTTGAAGTCTTTTGAAAAAACTTGTTTCGCTTAGCATTTCCATTAGTGTCTGTGCTAGGTCAAAAATTTCATCTTCCTCACCATTATCCAATTTACTTTCTAAATAATCCACAACGAAGTCTCTTGAATAATACTGCTTTCTGGAATTATTTAACGCACCATATAATAGTATTTCAGTAATCTTAAAAATCATGGTTGGGTTAGTCTCTGACTTTTTAACATCTGCAAGACTAAATTCATCCATGTGTCGGAAAGAGTTGTAAGTATATTTCAACAGTAACTCTTTACCATTAATATTTCTCAGTATATTATCCACCATAAAATCCCCCTTTCGCTAACTAATTACTCCATTGTGATTGGAGTAGACTCTGTGATGGTCAAGGTCATCTCTCGAACATCTCCAACGCCTGCTGCGTTTAGGTATACAGAAACTTCACCAGTCCACGAAAAGATGCCATCTTCCCCATCCTCGCCTAAGAGTAATTGGAAAGATTGCTCCCCCTCCAAATCGCTAATTTTGGTGTAATCTTCCAAAGTATAGTTAGCTGTAAACGTTAATTCACTAGCATCTTCCAACCCTTTAATATTAGTTCTGCGTTTAGTATGGGTCAACGTAGTAGTTTCAATTAACTCTGGGGAACCACCCATATCGGGATAATCCTTAATATCTACTAATTTCTTAAAAACTTCGCCAACCTTATAGTGTAATTGGGTATTGGCTGTACTAACTGCCTTTACTGTATTAACTCCACCACTCATTTTCCCTACCCCCTATATATCGTATTATTTTTATCTAGTCTGCAAGAATACGCCAGCCTGTATCTATAAACATTCAAATCTCCCATGTTAGGGATTGCGTTACTGAATACCCTACGCATCTTGTATTCCCCACTTAACAGTTCGTCTACTTTGTTACGAATATTAGTGGTTCTACTAATCTTACCAGTACCTTCTGCGAAAATTTCCAGAGACACGTTATACATTGTGTGCTGGTATCCATCACTATCGAATGTTCGCTCATCTACTGGCAAATCTCCCTCTTCAACCACAACGCAGGGAAACTTTACTGGGGCATCTGGATATTCCCTAACAACATTAACCCCAACCAACCGCTTGGTTAGTTCGTCTACTATATGATTAGTAACATTGGTTATCATGGTATCCTATCACCCCACTCCCGTAATCGTTTCCGTATTTGTGCTTGCATTATGCTATGCCAACTGCGACTAAGATATAGCCAAGTTTCATACATGAATGGTCTGGCTTCATGCCCTTTAGTCCAAGCGAACCAATTACCATCTTTATCTTGCCACTTGTTTCTGTTCGGGTCTCGTTCACTACTTGGGTATACCCAACCAGCTTCGCCATGTTGGTTTACATCATACTTCCAACCTTGTTCTGAAACTTTAGGATGCGGTTTACCCCTACTACCAACTATGCCTGTGCCGAACTCAACATACATGGCATAATCGTACCCCCATTGGTTAGTGCTACTGGTTGTAATAGTCAGACCATTGGGAAGCCTTTCTCCTCGAAGGTTTTCCTCCAATAGACTACCACCTAGACCATATAAGCTCATTAACTCCTTGCACTTAGCCAATCCTCTCTCCAATAGAATGTCGAACGCATCATCTATCCCTGCCATGACTGCTTTTTCAGCACCTCGTACAGAGCGAATAAAATCCTCATTCTTGTCTATCATTGTGCCAATATCAATATTGACTATAGGAGTGTAGCTTCCAACATCGTATTTCTCGGTCATTTTATCGTCCTTCTAAATCCATAGTTTGTATGGTTTAGGCTTTCCGCTATACCAGTAACCTCCAAGTCAAATATCTCGTCAATATCTTCATGTAATTCTGGTTTATTGTAAAACAGCTTGTCGCTCATTTTCAACTTACCCTTGGTATCTGCACACATTAAATTGATGTTATTTGTGGTTCCAAAGGTATTTCTAACAATGTCGCTATCAGCCGAGTACAAGTTTAGACGCATCTCGGTTGGAGTAGTGTAAAGATTTCTTGTTTCACCAGTATATCTTCCACTAGCATCTTTTAGTCGGATTGTCCCTACATACTTACAATGCCAAACTGAGACCTTATTCAAGTTCAAGGTTCTCATTTTGCAACACATCTCTTACTGTGGAATACGGGGTTTTTACTACGGGGATGATTGTACTTAATAGAGATTTAGAAATGTCAGACCGTTCGTATGTTCTGGCGATACCATGTTCATCATGTCCAGTCTGCCCCTCCACCCCACGCTTATTGAAAAGTTCAATAGCCATAGAGAGTTGGGTATTTAGGTATTTATCTTCTACCGCATTGGAATTCCTCATTTCACATATAATGTCGCTGGCCCTGTCCAAACAGAACTGCAACACTACATCATCGTCACTTGGATTTCCCAGTAGGCTTTTTAGTTTTAGTAACTGGCTCATCCTTCTTCCCCACCTTCTTCTTAGGAGTGGTCTTAGGTTTTGGCACAACCTTCTCCTCTACAGGGAATTTATAGGAATTACCATTCACCACCCCGAATTTAATTTGAACTTCTCGTAAAGTTAACAAAGTATTGATTTTGGGCATTTTAATTTTTGTACCCTCAACCTCTTTAACACTAGAGGGGGTAATATCTACCCCCACCAACGAACCTTTGTCTACTTTGTATAACTTTCCGTTATAGATAGTAAACAAATCAATCTCTCCTTATTAGTTTAATTAGTTAGTAATAATTCGAGTCATCATAACCGCCTTAGCATCAATCTTACGCTCCCAGTTAGCTGGTAAGAGCAATTCTGAGTCTGGAACAGCAATTAAAGCAGCACTAGAAACGTCTTTCTTGAAGCTGAAGCCATAAGGTGCAAACGTCTCTCGCACACGTGTATAAATCATATCCTTTCCACCAGCTTTTTCAGGGTTTCTATCCATTTCTACTGGAATATCAACTGGAGCATCTTCAAACTTAATTGCACCATTTCCAAGTATGAAAGTTGTATATGCATCTGGTAAATCTGTTTGTTCATAATACGTTGCAATACCATCTACATCTGGTTCAGTAACCTTAGTATATTCGTCCTTTGTTGGGTGTTTAGTGTAATAAGTTTTATCATTATCCAATGTGAGGTCTTCCGTTAAAGCATAGCTGATTTTCTTATCAACAGGTACACCGTCATTTACAATAACAGTCATTCCATTGATAGTACCGATTGGTAGCCTTCTAGTTATACCACTAGCGTCTGTGTACTTTGAGAACTCTAGTAATTGTAAATTAGCCAAGTCTTGAGCGACTTTGGAGTGCATAATTGCTAAAGAATATCCATCAGCATTATCGCCATTGGCCTTAACAATCGCATCACCAATCGTAGTGGCACCCATAATGTTATCCTCGGTTACAGTAGACGTTTCACTAGAAATATCCGTAGTGTGAGTAGCAAAGTCGGCATCGCCAGTAATCTTGAAAATGGTATCTAGCAGTTTAATCAAGCGTTCTTGACGCTTCTTCTGCCAGTAAGTAGCCACTCCATTAACAATCTGTTGCATTGGGTCAGCACCACTATTAAAGTCCTTAATAAAGGAAACTGCATCCCAAGCCTTCATACGGCCGTAAACAACACCCTTGTAATGTCCACCAGTCAAGGAGTCATAACTGAAGTCAGTAACGCCATCGTACAACTGCTCGTCTCCACCAAGGTTGTTGTAGTAAGGAACTACATAAGTATTAGAACCATTGGCAATCAATCGAGCAATTTCACTGTCTCGCTGAACTGCACCACTCCGTAGCACGTTGTCCATGAAAAGGTCTGGTGTAGTTTTCCAAGAATAATTAAATACTTCCTTATCAAACGGGAAGTTCAAATAAGTACCTACACTCATTAATTTTCACCTCTTAATTTTTTTACCCGATTAACTTTTTATATACTTCGGGATTTTCAGTTTTTAACTTTAGCTTTTGCTCATAAGTCATCTTGATAAAGTCCTCTTTGGTTACTGCACTTCCACCAGAACCACTTGTTGGACTAGGGATTAAAGACAATTGTTCTTTAATAGATGCTTCCATACTTGCCTTGGTTTCATTGAAAGTGTTGATAAAGTTTGTAACATTAGCTTTACTTGCTTCAGCATCCTCATTAACCAGAATACCAACAAACCGTTCATAGTGCTCTTTCGGTATATTAGCTTCGGCTAACATTGACTTAGCTTCAAACGTATTACCCTTTAACGCTACCTCCAACTCCCTCTCTCGCAGTTCCTTCATCTTGTTTTCTAACTGCTTTTCTGCCAATTGTTCTGCTGTGAGTTTTGACGCTTCCTCAAATTCTGCTTGCCACTTTTTCTTATATGTCTCAAGACCTTTTTTGATACCACTCTCAACCCGTCTATCTACCTCACGAGTGACCTCTCTTTGTAACTCCTCTTTGGTAAATAATCCAGCAGTTTTTTCTGCGATTAACGCATCAATATATGCCTGTTGTTCTGGTGTAAATTCAATAGCCATTTTAATCTCTCCTTATTCCATAGCATCCTCTTAAAAGAGTCCACTACATAATAATTTTCCCTCTATCTTAGTATATGCATTTAGTCTAATAATTATACATTATTCTGACAATTATTATAATTATTGTCCTAAACCACTACTCTTCTTAATTTCCTCTGGTTTCTCAGCAGGGTCAGCTTCCCTAGACTCCTTTTGTGGATTACCGAAGTTGTCTCCCCAGAAGGTTTTGCCACGCTCAATGTGTTCTACAGGGTCAGATACCAAATCTACAATGGTCAAGCAATCCTCTGGACTTAGAGTTTTGCCAGATAATAGGGTCTGATAACTCTGGGTCTTAACCAACATGTTGTTGTTCTTATTACGGTTAAACTTAATATCTATATCCAACTTAGAGAGGGTATCCGTTCTACCTAGGTTAAAGATATGGAGCATAATTTCCAAAGCTTTCTTCTCGGACTCCTTGAACATCAATTCCTTGTTCTTGCAGATGGTTTCCAAATCTGCCCAACCGTCTCTAAGTTCAATCGCAACCCCTGTATCTCCACCACTTACCTTGTCACTCCTGTTGGGAATTCCAACCAGTTTGTATAGTATGTCCTCCAACTCACCTGCGAACATGCTCATGCCAGCTTGGTCTAGGTTGTTTGATAGAATATCCACCTCGGTTTTCACGCCTGTGGTATTGTTTAGCATAATTACGCCCTGTTTACGCATTTCAGCATAGTTCTCACCATCTATTTCTGCGTTTACAAATACCAGCAACGATTGAATTATCTGGTCTATATCATCCAATCTACCGCTAGTAAAATCGTTTATCTCATTCATTAAGCCGACCACTAACTCCCAATCCCCAATCCTCCACATATTATTGGGGTATTCAATAATTGGAATTCCACCAACATTGTAGTTTTGGAATTGCACTAGATTTTCTGGTGTAAGCGGCTTATTTTCCTCGGACAAGAACTCGTAGTACGCATAGCGTGTGTAAGCGAAGTATCTGGTTCCAATAAACTTACCGTTAGCGTCTACAACATCGTAATATGTCACTCCAAGTAGTGGGTTACCACTTATGTTGCTCTCGTACACCACGAAGGTTGTGGAGGGGTCTAATGCCCTAATCTCAAACGGAACATCATCCTCGGCACGTTCTGAGAAGTGACCGTCACGATACACCATCCGATAAGCGGTTCCAGTAATGCTTTGGTACTCCCCCAATTCGTTATCCACACTAGCCTTGTTCTCATATTGAGTATAGATATTCAACTCATCAATTAAGTTCTTCTTATCGCTAAACCCACTTGAAATGTATTGGATTGGGTTTCCTAGGAATTGACCAACTAT